GCAAAGCCCGAATTGCCTGTGTCCTCTCTCGCTGAAGATCTTGGCGGTCCCTTACAGACAAAACAGGAACAGACTTCCCCCTGATAGCAGCAATCTTTTTCATAACTTTCTTGACCGTTGGTTTGATAACCTTTAGTAGGATATCTGCCAGCGGTTTTGCCATAAGTGCTGATGCGGTAGCAACAACAGCAATACTTGAGGTAGTTACTACAACACCAGCAGCAGGAAGACCAGCAATAATCTGTTGAGGTAAAGGCACAGGTTCTGTAATCTGAATACACTGATTGCCAACTAACTGATAGTCAGTTACCTTCTTTCGGAAACCTTCAATGTATGTGCCGACAGGTTCCTTTGCCTGCTGTGCTGGTGTAGGACAATCCACCTTGGCAGTAGCAGCGGGAGTTTTAGGTATCGGTAGATCAGGTGCTTCGGGAGCTTTAGGTTGCCTTGTATCTACTCCCGAAGGTCTTGTAGGAACTATCTGGTTAGGTTCAAAATTAATAGGATTATAACTGGGAACGCCAGCGTCGCAATACGTAACCAGTCCTCTCTGGTCATCACTTCCGAGAGTTTTGGAGTTGTTGTTTGCTTCATGGGCTTCAACACAACCAGGCACGTCAACGATAGGCACACCAATATTTACCACTACAGGTGGTGCTAGTGGAGTTGATGTGTAGTTTTGTGTGTCTGTAACTACCCGTGGAATGTCAATCTCCCCGATATTAATATTGGGAGAAGTAATGTTAGGGATTTCAGGCATCAGTCATCCTTAAAGAAATTGAAAAATGCAGTAAGTGCAGAATGGAATGCGATATACAGGAAGAATTCTTCCTTCGCATCATTTCTTTTCTTGTTTCTCTTTACAGTAGTAGTCATCAGCAATCATTAAATGTACTTCCAATTTCGGATCCAATTTCGGATCCTGCTTTCTGTCCTAGGAGCAGTGCCCATCCACCCGCTAACCAACCCACGTAGGGGATGCTAGTGACTGCTGGGACAATCAGACCAGCACTAATTGCGGTCCCTGCCATCGCACCTTGTGACCGTGCTCCAGCGTCCGCCCGAATGCACTCTTCGCTTTTTGCAAGGTTCTTTCCCTCGGCGTCAACGCCACCTCCTAAGTTTCTAACTCCATCCATAGTGAATTCGTCTGTACGATATTCTCTACGCCTCTCAGTGGTAGGTCCAAACCATCCATTCTTATTTTTATCTAGCTGCAAAGATCTTTCTGAGCGAAGAATAGCAGGATCGTTTGCACGATACTCAACCTCATATCCATCCTTTCCTGCCTTAATTCTGTAAGAAGAATAGTCTCCTCTAGGAATATTAATGACAGGAACTTGTGCAGGTTGCTGACCCCTCAACACATATCCCAGAAGACCGATATGTGATAAGGCAAACAAAGCACCCAGACCGATACCAACTACCTTGAGTGGAGAAGTTTTTTTCTTTTCGCCTATGCGAACAACTTCACCACCCTCACCACCTGTTTTGATTCCCATGGTCCTATGGCATTGGGATCGCAGGACCAGTTGTTCCGCCAGTTGGCAGTTGAGGTCCAGTTACCTCAGGCATCTTTGGCATGGCAGCATCTAGCATACCAGGAAGTGCTTGGGTGATTGCTTCGGTAGCAGCTTTAGTAACACCTGCCTTAGCATTTTCAATCATTGCATCTTTGTTTAGAAGCAGGTAAGCACCACCGCCGATCAAACCAAGAGAGGTAAGACCAGACAGCAGTGCTACAATATTAATAATCTTTTGCATCTTTCTTTGGCTCCACAGCGGAAACAACTTCAGGTTCTTTTTTCGCTACTGCTTTGCCATTTCCATTGCCACCACCTGCTTTAGCAGGAGACAATCCGAAGGCAGCTAGCGATCCAGAGAAGACGGATGCGATGAACGTGGGATCAAAATCAAGAATCTTTTGACCGTTTGGAAGTCTGACGTAGCTAAACGTTAGGAGAGATGCGGACCAAATAAGTACAACAACTTTCACCAGATTACCAAGAACTTCACTCTTATCTTCACCATGGTCCTTCTCTTCTACATTTGCTTTGGATTTATTACCAAGCATGAGTATAGGAGTAAGGCAATACTATTTATGGTCGGAAGTATGTATTAGTTCTTGGGAAGATTTGACGGTCTCCTTGATCCCATGGTTTGGTTCTTCTGTTTCCTTTGAGAACTTCTTTATACCAACCAGCAATGTAACCAGTTGACTCTCTGGGGTTATCAGCAAAGATTTCTAGATTAGGACTTCCTTTTTGGCAGGTATTATCTGCATGATTTCCTGCTATCCCAAGAACTCCCTGAGTAGCATTGACAATCACTTGTCCGACCATTGCAGAGTGAAGAGAACACTGATAATAATATGTTCCCGCAGATCCCTGAGGAGCAGTCCACTCAATTTGACCATTAGCCATTGCTCCCTGACCTGTAGCACCACTGACTTGATTGCCAGTGCCAGTTCCAGCAGCAGTCTTAAGATATAATGGGTGATTATAATATGTTCCCTTAGGGTGTACAACAATATTTCCAGTCATGTTGCCATGATTAGAACAAACGTATTTGTATGTGCCAACAGGAGGACAGTTTGCAGCATCCCACCCAATAGCTTCAAAAGCATTTGTAGATCCTTGACCATATACATTAGGAACATCAACATTACTTAATGTCTGAATACGAATTGGGTGGTTTGATAGAGTTACCTGAAACTCCATAGTAAGTGCATCACCTTCTTCAAGATTGATGGTTGGGTCCTGAAGTTGTTGATTATTAGTTACCCAATCAGTAACCGTCATGATGTAACTAGCACTTGCAGTTTCTCCATCAATTGTAATGTAATGAGATCCAACTGGTTGCCTAATCCAAAGTGTGTCGCCTTCTCTTATAGTAATGGTCGCATTAGCAGCATCAATGTGTGTAGTAACACGATCAGATCCAGTGATAGTGTATGCAGAAGTCCCAGAAGCATTCAAATCAATGGCATAAAGATCAGCACCAACAGGACTAACATCAAACGTCATATCACCACGCAGTCCATAGTTATCAAGGACAGCAATTGCATCTGACTGTGTGAATCTAGATTTCCCACTAGCAGCAAGTGCAATCAATCCACAAACTTGTGGAGCTGCCATGCTAGTTCCACTGATTGATGCGAAGAAGTTACCAGTTCCTTGACTATATTTTGGATCAGGAACACCAGTATTGTTAAAACAAGAATGGATGTAAAGACCAGGAGCAAATACATCAACACCAGGACCATAGTTTGTGAAAGATGTTCGGGTATTATTGTTGGTTGATAGTGCTCCAACATTAATTGCACCACGAGTACCAGATGGACTACCACCCCTATTCATGTAAATCCAACCACCAAGTCCCTGAATGAACATTCTATTATTCCACTCGGTATCTCCTTCTTCTGCAATGTAATAATTTTCATTACCTGCAGCAGTAACCACAACCACACCATCTTCAATGGCATCTTCAATATCAGCATTTAATGCAGCATAGTGTGCAGGTATTGTTCCAACTGATTCACGAACGCCAAAGTCTGCTTCAATACCATCCCAAGTCCACCCAGATGGATTTGGATTTGCAGCACTATACTGAACTCCATTCCACTCAATCCAATTAACGTCACCCAAGGGTATATTAGTTCCAGCATCATACCCAAACTGTGTCAGATCATATCCAAATCCCCAACTATGATTCGTGATCGTTGGATTTCTCTTTCCAGTCTCTGGATTGATTGGTTTGTATCTATGGAATGCTCTAAGATAATCAAATAATAATAGAGTATCTACAGCAGAGTTGCCATAAGCATTAATCCCATAGATGCTTGCTTCCCTAGCCCACCCATACCACTGACCTGCCACGGTTCCAGCACAGTGAGTTCCATGATAATCTGCACCACCAGTGGCATCTAGATATGGATAACTTCCAGTTGGTAACGTAATAGCATCATCGTCTATATTGCCAACGTAAGTATTGAGTTCATTGAACCATTCATACTGCACAAATCTAGTCAGTCCCGTTGTAGGACTGTAATATTCTTCTGCATCTCTAGCAATAAAATCATCACAAATTACAACGTCAACATGTTTACCATCATTGTAAACATTGACTCCAGTAGTATCATTCACCAAACCAGTATTCCAGGTTCCCTTCGCTCTCTGTGCAGTGGTTCCTGCAGAATGTAGATGTCCCCACTGCCTATAGTTTGCTGCTATACCACTATTGGTTCCACTTTTATCAAAATCACCCGAGACATTATATTCAGTATTGTTTACGAAAGACCTTGGACCAGCAGTGATACCGAGATCGGCAGGAGTTAATTCAACTGCCAAAACTCTAGGATCTTGACGAACAGTATCTGCTTGTTCATCATCCATCCAATAGTGAGTGTTCCTACTGATGGGACGCTTCAACTGAAGGCGATACCCAGCATCACTCATGTCAGTATAAAATTCTTCTAAGTCTTCGCGTCTACGAAGAGTAACGACGTAAACTTTTTCTGACATATCAAGCCTCTAATGCTACGAAATGAAGGGTTACTGTAATTGCTTGTGCAGATCCACTCTTATTAACAACCTTCAAGTATGCATCTGTAGTTGGTATTGCTTCATCATTCCATCCAAGAGTTCCAGG